GTGGTTTGCGGCAGACGGGGACGCCGAGAAACTCGACTTTTCACTACTCCCGTCCATCCTACTTTTCGTCGCGCTACTTCCTATGTTCTTCTATGTGACTACCGGCAAGGATTGGGGAATGATGCTCTTCTTGTTCGAGTACAGTGCAGACCAGTTGGTCTCTAAATTCCTTCATCTGTTCTCCGAGGAAGATAGATTGATCATCGGGATGATGTTTTCGGGCTCGTTTTTAACATCGTGGGGAGACACCGTTTACTGCCTCTTGGGCCGCCTTCTCTGGTTCCAGTATGTTTACAGAGCACTCCGTGATTCCGGCCAGTTCAAGAACGCACTCCATTGGAAGTCGATTTGGCCGTTGCCTATGGTTCTCTATGGTGACGACAACGTTGACTACCTGCCATCTTATTGCTACGAGTACTATGTCGGTAAACCGTGGTCAGAGAGGCCTCCCGACGATAAGCCATGGTTCTTGAGCAAGTTTCTTAAGAAGGCTGTGAACATATCTATGAAGATGAGCGACTCGAATGTCTTCTTCTCGCGGCCCGGCATCCACGCTCTTTGGAGTGAAGTTAACTGGCAGGGACAGCTGGTGACTGCGGGTCCCAAATTTCTCCAGCGCCGATTCGTCGTTGTCACGGCTACTGAGACGATGTTGGATGCAAATTCGGACTTGTGTAACCCGTCGTTTGTGGCTTGGCGCCCGGTCGAGGACTACTATGTCCGTGCCTCTACTACGGTTGGCAGTACCACTTGGGCCGGCTATTTGGCTAAGTTGGCCGGTTTGGCCGTCGATACAGCAGGATCTAACGCGTCGGCCTACCATTTTCTGCGCTACGTCTACAGAGCCGTTGCTCGTATGCATCCCGAGGCATTGATAGACGACGAGTACCGGTTGTCGACGGACAGAGAATTCACTGAATATAGGCGCAAGATGGTTGATTCAGGCTGGCTGTCTAGCGGTATGTTTCCCAGATTTGATGATCTCCGGATGCACTTTTGGCCGAAGAAGTCGGAGGTGGCCATGTGCGTCCAGGAGATGAAGAGGACTGGCCATTACCAGTCGTTGCATTCTTAATTGCCCCGCTCGGATTTGGGAGGCTTGATTCAGTTCGTCACCTTTGAGTT